ACGTTCAATTTCATAATTTACCAATTGTTTAACATGTGTGATACCCTTTTTAGGTTCTCCATAAAGTAATACGAAATTATCGCCATACTTTACAGTGTTCCTCACCCAGAAAGGTAGGTTAACATTTACATTAACAATATCGAAGAAAAATTCTTCTAATAATGTTTTTATTCTTTCCTTATTTGAATATATATTTAACATTTTTCCATTAATTCCAATGGTTGTGGCTTCTTCCATGAAAAGGTCTAATGCCGAAGAAATAATTGGGTAATATTCCATACCTTCATAATCCATATATGCTGGAAGTCTGGCTGCTTCATATTGTAATGCCTTTTGAAACCCTCTATCGGTTGTTCTAAAAAATTTATTCTGGAGTTCACGTTTTTGTTCTAACTCTAATCCTTTTCTATGAATTTCTTCTGGAGTATTACCCTTAATAACCACTTTAGCTTCTTTCGATGGTGTGCTTTGTGATATAGATGGTTGTGCATCTTGAAATCCCATTCCATCAAGATTCATCAACTTATTAAGTTGTTGATATATAGTACCCTTTTTTTCTTGTTCAGCCATTTTATAATTTTTTATATTTTTTTATAAATACTTTAATTTTTCGCAAAAGTTGATTTAACTATAAATACATTCTATCTTTTGTTTTTATCTTTCAAGCCATTAAATAGCCAAGAGTTTGCAATATAGGAATTCAGATGTGATGCACTGTTTGGTGAAATCATTGGTTTGTTTTTTATACCTCTTGTTTTTTCTATATTATCGATATCGTTAAGAGTAATTATAGAATTTAATAATTTTTCGGTAACACCTTTACTTTGCTTATATCTTGCCATGTCGAAATTAACAACATATAAACCAATTGAAAGTCCCATAATACTATCATCATGGAAGCTACGTTTATGGTCTGCAACTCGATTTCCTGCAACAGTAACAAATGTCTTTAACTCATTCAATAATCTAATTGACCTAATAATAACGTCTTCCATATGAATAGCTCTTTGCATTTCAAGTACCACTGATGCACGATTATTACCAATGAAGAATCCGGGGATTAAATCCACATTAATTGTCACCCCATCTGGCATTACTTTTTGCCCTCTTTTCACATAACCACTTAATCTATCTCTGGTTGGCTTATGTGTCACCTCTGCATAATGCACATTTTGGTATCCAAACTCTAAAAGTTTTTCGATACTTTGAACACCATAACCACCAGTGACATCTACAATAGTATATGCATTATTATATCGTCTACCGTATTGATATGCGATTTCGGCAAGTACTTGTGGAACAACTTTTCCATAATATTCTGCAACTTGTAATAGTTTATGTTTTTTTATTTTAACTTTTTTTACTTTATCACCTTTGGTAATAACCTTTTCTTCAATAATTTCGGTGTTTTTCAGGATATTAATTGTTGAATTATCCTCACCATGACCCGGTGACGCATCTATTGCCATAATATAATCTTCACCAACAATTGGGTCTTCCCATATCCACATATTTAAGTCCATGTATTCCTGACGAATAGGTGTGGTTACTTCATGTTCTTGTATACGTAAAAGATATTCTTCAGCAATGAAGTTATCACCTGAACCCAAAAACGAACAATTGTGATTTACAAAGCCATCTGCGTAATAGTCACAATCTTTAGAATCCACAATATCATAAAACTCAGATTCATCTACAATTTCTACGGATTTCACATAAAAATCGCCATCGCTAGTTGTTAAATATGAGACGTTAGGTATTAATGTTTTTGCATACATATCACAACCATTGGCTAAAAATATATGGTCTCCACTAACCACAATCGAAAAATCGTTTTCTAACGTTATTTTATAACCAATTTCTTTAAATGATTTTTCAATTCCAAGGAAGTCAACAAATTCATTTGAGCTATTTAAAATCTCATACTCGGTATTAATTAACATGTTAAAAATTTAATACAATCATTAATTATTTTTAAATCCTTTTTATTTCTATTATATTCTGTAGATGTTACGATTTTTAAGTTATAACCCATTTCCCTCAATATTTTATATCTTTTTTCATCATTTTCAAATGAATGCCAATAATTACCGTTATATTCAATAATGTTATTCCCCTGTTTAAAATCAAACATCATTACCGTATTATCATAATTATATTCAGGTGGAATTCTTAAAACAAATTCTTGATTTAAATCGTGAAAATATATATCTTCTTTTCTCTCCAATAATTCATATATACTCCAAAACAAATCTTGAGATATGACACTGAATTTATTTGCCTTTAATTTCGATAATATATTCATTTTCCTTTCAACACTATTTTCATAATTTTTAACGCCTACTGAAATACCATATTTTTCAATATACCATTTTCTACTATTCGTTTTTATTTCACTCAATTTTTCTTTTCTTTTATCTACATGCGTTTCCCACTCACTTCCATATTCTTTTTGAAACCATTCTTTTGAAGGGTATCTTGGATTACATTTTGAACATAATACAATAATTTCATTATTTCTCATCTTCCAAAATTTCAAATTTTTATGTGTTTCACAATAAATGTTAATTTTATTAACGAAGAAAAATAATCTATAAGAAAATTTATTTAAATTTTTATTAAGACTATTAAATTCTTGAGTATGTGAATATAAACTCAAATATAATTTTTTATCATCCTTTAATAATCTCCTATTTCCAGATTTACCGTAGTATTTTTTATAATCGTTTTTAAGTATCTCTCTAGTTAATTCTTCATCATAAAGATTTTTAATTTCATTTAATTCTTTATTACATGCATTCCACTGCTTTTGTGCTGAATTTATATTAGCAATCTTGAAAATTTTACTTTTTTTATCAAATATTAATATTTGATTATTCTCCGTTATTAAATTTATATCCCCATTATATTTTATTAAAAATTTAATCTTCGCCTCTAAAATTTTATTTGAGCTATATTTTTGTATATCATACGTATATGCATTAATTAAATTCAATAAATTGGGATAGTCTTTATTAAATTTCGATGTCCCACCTTTTATAAAATATTGATTTAGATTTTCAATCGATTTTAAAAGTTTTATTAGTATGGTCTTATCCATAAGTATTATATTTTTAGATAAATACTCGCAAGAATTATTTTGTTCTTCGAACCTCGCATATAAATCAGAAATTTTAATGGTTTCGATAATTCCACTATTTTTATTTCTAACGGTAATCATCGAATTTTTTCCAACACAAAGTAATTCCTGTGCAATTTTACGCATGTCACCGTTTGCATCCTTAACTTGGTCTTCAAACCAAGGACTACTGGCTTCCCAACCATCATCCATCATTTGAATTCTGGTTTCATTGCTCCAATTTTGGTCAACTAACCTTTTTTCATTTTCCTTACCCTTATTTTTTAACCAAGATAATTCTTTGTTATATCTTGGGTCGTTATACCACCAAAGCTCAACCGCTTTGAAATTATTTTCTTCTCTACGTGCACCATCAAATGTTTTATAGAATACTGCATCGAGACCAGAAGGTGTTGATACCATGATTGCTGCACCACCTGTTTGAAGTGTTGGTTTAGCTGATGTCCAAAATTTATCACCCTTTTCTGTCCATGCGGTTTCATCCCAGAAAAGTAATGTGGGTGTATAACCACGAAGACCTCTTGAAGAAAACGCACCTAATGATGAACCATTATCATAGCGTTTTAGTTTTTGAGTGTCCTTGAATTTATCATCAGATTCTTTACCAGTTTTTGGTCTAAGCCATTCAGGACAACCTTCAATGAACATAACCACATCATTCATTAATTCATCACGTGCGGTTTCGAGTTTATCTGCAACAATAGCAACGCTTCTGTTTTGATTAAACATTACATACCACGCAATATATGCACAAGTTGTTGTCGAAACACCCGCCTGACGATATTTATTAGCTACAACAAATCTGTTGTTTACATAAGTATCAACTAATGTTTTTTGAAAATCAAATAATTTAAAATTAACAATTTGACCAGCTTTACCCCGTGTCTGGTCAAATATTGTTAAATAAGTTTCTATAAAATAAATTGGATTTGTGGCACAACGAACAAATTCGTATTCTTGTTCTAAAATCGTTAATTCACTGGCTTTCTTTGCGATTCCGTCTCTTGTAACGATAACTAGTTCAATTTTTCCAGATTTTTTTCGAAGTTCTTCAGCTAATTTTTTAACTGCTTTTTTTTCCTTTTCTCTTTGAATATCGTATGGTAGTACGGGTATGTGGTCGGGAAATTGCGATTCGTCATCTGGAATAATATCTTGATTTTTCTTCACACTCATTTATAAATATTTATAATAAATACTTATGTGATATAAAACAGCAAAGTACACTACATATCTAGACGTAGTGTACTTCGATTTCCTTCTCCCAAGTGGTGAGATGAACTTAAAATTTTATTGAAGATGTTTCAACAAACTCATTGTTTTTTAATATGATTTTTCTACCATCAAATAAATTTTTTATTTGTGCGAGTGTCATGCCGTAATGAAAAACCAATAATGGAACATCTTCATTATTTTTTTCAAACATCTTTTCATAATCACCGAAACCCTCACCATTAACTTCTCTTTCTATTTCATATGCCAATGCGTGAATAGTATGATAGCCATGCATATATTCTCTATCAACTGCTTCGTGTAGACAAAACAAATCGAAAGAACTTGTTTTAAGACTAACTATCTTATTGATATATTCTTCTGTTGGTGGTACTGCATTATCACAAGCAGGTGAAATATCCCAAAGCCAACTCTCAATATCAATATTTTCAGGGTCTAATGAAAATATGAACTCATATAATCCCTCATCTTTGGAATTGTATCCAATTTTTAAAACAAAAATCAGCTTTAGTTTGTTATCATCGTATTCCATAATGTAATTTTCTTATAAATACTGATGCATATGAAAAGCCATGTGACTTGATTTAGTTTTTACTTAATTGAAATCCAGTTTGTTTTTGAATTTCACTTAACGTAATACTCAAACCAATATCATAATTTATTGAATGACGATTTATTATGAAACTCAAAATACGACCCATGATTTGTAGTATAATGCCAATACCAATTAATATGAAAAATAGAAACATATTTTTATGTGACAATATGCTGAGAATCAAAAAGAAATAACTTAATTCCAACATCAATGTTTTCCATGAAAGTAGTACATGAAGTTTATCGTTAAAATATTCTGTAAATATTCTTCTATATTCTAACCAGTCGCATTCTGAATTATCTTCTTTTGTGCCTTGCACATTTAAAAAGATTTCAAATTCCTTTTCTTTCGTACCACCAATATAGGTTCTACGATATTTCTTTCCTTCAAAATTTCTAATTATCATAACATATATTTTTGCAATTATACGAAAAATTTAGAATATATGTTACAAAAAAACCCGAATTTCTTCGGGTTTTAATTTTTTATTTACCAACAGTTCCACCAAATTGTGTTTTACCTTGAGTTCCACCACCAGCAAAAGGACTTTTTATTGCATTATTTTTTATTGATTTAGGTGCGAATTGAATTCCATTTTTACCCACTCTCAATGTACCACCACCTTCTTCAACAAATTGTTTCAGCATTTCATATCTTTGTTGAATATTTGTTTCTTTTGCTGCATTAGCGATTGCACCCATTTGTGGGTTAATTAATATGTCTCGAAATGCTTTATAAAATAAACGATTTACTTCTTTTGGATTATTTGGGTCAAGTTTTGCAAACTTTTCCTTCATACTCCAGCCAAAAATTTCGTTTACTTTTTCTTCATTAATTATTTTTTTTACTGCAACTGACTCATATAATTTTAATTGTTTGTCAATTGCTGAGTCAAGTTTTTTAATCGCTTCTGATTTTTTACCTTCAGCTAATATTGGTTTTCCTATACCAACCTTTTCTTCAAGACGTGCACGAATATATTTTCTAAGTTTCTGTTCGCTTTCACTCATTGTGACATTAACACTACCTTTAGTTACTTCAACAGTTGTGGTTGCAGCACCATCAGGTTTAGTTACTCCACCACCCAATGATTGAGCAACAGGTGCAAAACTAATTTCTTCTGCGCCACTTTCTGTATCGTCACCAACTTCAACTTCTTCATCTTCTTCGGTTAATGGTGCTTCTACTTCAGTTTCATCACTTTCTGGTTCAATTGGAGGTTGTGTTTCAAGACTTGCTGGGTCGATTGGTGCATTTGTTGCATTTACTCCACCGAAAAGTTCATTAAGTTTAGCAATATTGTCTTCATCACTACTTTCATTCATACCAGTAACAATCGGACTAAGCTTTTCAGCATATTCTTCATGTCCATAATCACCTTTTAATTGATTTAGAATTTCTGGATTAACTACTTTAATAACTAAAGCAACGTTTTCCATATCACCATCGTTCATACCATCATTATGTGCATTTGCATATCCACTAACTAAACTACTAACTTCTTCTTCACCACATTCCATAAGTGCTTCTGCACTATTATAACCACGTGATTCAGCAAATTGTGCAAAACCGCCACATTCAGCACACTGACTTTCACCAATTGCCGTTTCTTCACCACCTTTTGGTTTACCTGTGAAAAAATATACATCATCAATAGAGAAATGGTCTGGAAATGCTTTAGCAAGTTTCATTTTATTACTAGCATCTGCTTTCAAAAACAATTGAACTAAGCCAGTAGTAAACGAACCTTCACCTTGACGTTCACCATCATACCACTGCATAAACAATGACTTTCTACCACCTTCAACACCTTCGGCAGCCATCTGCATATCAGATTTATTGGTATCCATTTTAATTGTTTTGGGTTCAATACCTGCAGCAGTTTCACTATCTTCAACGCTTTGTCCCAAATCTGCAATATCTTCGGGTGAAACAATTTTCGTGATTTTTTCTGCAATTTCTTTTCTATCTTCAATATCAAGTTCAGGAAGTTTATCCTTAAACGCTTGAATGAATGATTTAAGATATGATTCAGTTTGTGATGGTTCTAATTCAGTTTTTCTAATAGTATTTGTTATTTTACCAATTTGTTTTTCAAGTTCTCTTGTTGTTTCTGTTGCAGGGTCTTCAACCGCAACTTCTTCACCATCTTCTTCGGGCATTTCTTCTTCACCCTCTGGTGCTTCTTCACCATCTTCTTCATCACCTAATGATGCTTCTAAATCAGCAGCAGCGTCATCTCCACCTTCTGGTGATTCTTCACCATCTTCTTCACCGCCTAATGATGCTTCTAAATCAGCAGCAGCGTCATCTCCACCTTCTGGTGCTGGTTCTTCTGCTGGCATTTCTTCACCACCTTCTGGTGCAGCATCTACTGGTTCTGATTCAAGACCAGCTTTCATTTCTTCACCACTTGGTTCTTGTGATGGCATTTCTTTAGCTGCAGTAGCAGCATCTAAATCACCTAACATGCTTTCAGCACTACCAATTTCTTGAGCAGCCTTATCTTCATTTAAGTTTATTTTTTTCTTACTACCATTTGGATTTACTTTTGTTACAACCGCTTCATTAATGGTTTTTAACAACATATTTCTGTTTTTATCTGCTTCAGCCAATTTACTGAATTGATAATCAGTTATATTACCCAATCCACCAATATATGCGAAATCAGATGAATCTGGGTCAGATTTAAGACCACCTTTTTTAATGTAATAGTGGTGGTTTTCTTTAATGATACCATAAGCAACACCATCTGCTGCTCTCTTATAGTCAATTAAAGTACCCAATGTACGATTTTTTGATTCCTTAATAGAAACTTTATCAACTTGTGCTAAGTTTTTTAGTCTTTGGAAATAAGCTTCTTGTGATGTATGTTTTGCCATTTGAATGTATTTTAGTTCTTTATTATTTTATTATGCTTGTTTATAAATACTTTATTATGAACAAAAAGTAATGTCACTACAATATTTCATAATTTTCATTAATTATTTTATTGCTGACAAGCATTTCATAAACCCTTGGTGTTATTAAATTTTTTCTTTTTAGGTCATCGATAACCGATTGATTTGCTTTTTTATTTGAAACATTTTCAGTTAAAAACTTTGTATTAGCGTGCAAACGTTCAACAATGTCATAGAAAGCCTTATCGGATTTTTTTCTCTCGACATATTCATTTAATTGTTCTTTTTTAACTATAAATGTTTTCATATTACATTAAAAATTCGTTTAGACTTAATTCTTGAGTAAGATAATCGTTTTTCATACTAACCATTTTTTCGAGATACCCAGTGTTTCTTAAAACTTTAAATACAAGATTTTCCACAGAATATTCACCACTTTTATCAAGACCACTTTGTCTATATTTTTTTATTTTATTTTTCAATACATCGTGTTTCTTTAAAAAATCTTCCTTACTTCTATTTGTTTCTAAGTCATCAATTGCATTCATGATGTCAGAAGATTTTAATTGTACATCTGCTGTATCAATATTTATAATTTTTTTTGTTGGTTTTCTTATCCAATCATTTTTAATTAAAGAATATGTTCCAGAGGAATGATGTGGTTCGGCACTATCTTGAAAATACATTTCAACATCATGACCTTTAATCTGAATTGGAAGTTTTTCTGCCCATAATTGTTTTTTCATTTTAAAGAAATCGCCAACAAATTCCTTATTTTCTGAAATCTGATTGAAATCAAGAACAACATGAATATCTAAGTCAGAATTTTCGTTGTAATTATAGTTTGCCATGCTACCAGTAAGTATTATATCATTAAACTTAAGGTTTTCTGCATCACAAAATTCAATGAACCTCTTAGCATTCATTAATAAAGATTTTCTGACTTCGTTTTTTAATTTTTCGTCAGATTCCCAAATAAGTGGACTTAACGTATCGTGAGTTTGAATACTTGATACATCAACATTATCAGGTTCAACAACTTCTTTCAGTGTATCTGAAATATTATGTCTTCTCCAATATCTGTTCGACCATGAACGTGGGTTTTTCTTATTTTCTTCCATGTTTATCTTCTAAAATTCTGATATATGTTGTCATTTTCCATGTCAACGGGTTGTCCTTTTGGTGTGGAAACTGGAACAACTCGACCCATATCATATCCAAACCAACGATTAGCTAAACCGTTCAACCAGTCTTTAGCTTCTTGTTCTGTATTATATTCCATTGCATTAGTTGACCACACATTTTCACCCTTACCAGTTACTTCTGCACGATATTTTTCACCCAATTCTTCTTCAATCCCTTGCTTTAGTCTTGGCGCAAATGTTTTATGTGCTGGTGGAAGACTCATTGGTTCAGTATCAATCATGCTTTCATTAATTACTTTGCCACCATGTTCAATCCATGCAGTAAAACCTTCACCATATGATAGTTGTGCTTCGTTTTTTAAGACCTTTGCTTGATATGGGTCTTGGGCAGTTTCTATAAGACGTGCAGACATTCCTTCATAAGAACCCATGATTTTATATTCTTCATTTAAGACTGGTTTTACATGATTGATTTTTTCAACCATTTCAAATAGTCTGGCTTTTGATGATTTAAATTTCATTTTTGGTACAGTATTATATGTAATTATTTACCAACCTTCGCAATTGCAGCTACAGGGATTTTTTTACCAGCATTACCAGCTTCGTCAAGTTCATCTTTATCTTCTTTAGATGTTTCAGAGTCTTCGTCTTTCTTGTCATCTTTTTTATCAAAATTGAACTGAGTTTTGCTTTTAGGTTTTTCATCCTTTTTCTCACCTTTTTTCTTATCGAAATTCCATTCAGTAAGTTCTGCTGGTTCTTGTGCAGGTTCTCCTTCCAATTCTTCTTCTTCTGCTTCAGCACTTTCTTCTCCTTCTTCATCACCGTGAACCATAGCATATAGACTATCGATTTTTGCTGTTAATGCAGCAAGTTTTTCTTCTGGTGATTTTTCTTCTGGAATTTCTTCCATACCGCCCATAGCAGGTTCTTCTGTTGCTTCTACGTCAAAATCTTCATTTAATTTGGGTTTGAATGTTTTATCGAGTCTACCCATAACTTCGAACAACCTTTGTTTACTATTTTTTTTCATTTTCTTGATTTTTTATATAAATACTTATTAATGTTGAGATAGGAATATTTTTCTAACAT